CCGCCCCCTTAACCGGGGGCTTTTTTTAGGCTAGTATATAGTCAAAGTAAATTTAGGAGGCCGTTATGGCTAATGCAGGCGGGGCAGGTTCCCAACCACCAAAGCTAGAAATTCCAACAACTGGCAATAAAAACAAGGGCGGCAAAAAGTGAAAATCTTTGCGCCGTTTGTTCTTATCACGTTATTAATTGATGTCTTCTTTGGGTCTTGGTACTCAGAAACATTTGCTGGTGCAGTAGAGCTGATGGCGTTTTATCTCATTCTTGGTATCTGGGCACATGCTCGCGGCCATGTCGCCATGAGATTGTTTAGCCACTCATCACCTGTTGTTATGTTCTCAGGTGTTATGATTGCTACGACTGTCGTCTGCTCATTAATGACATTGGTAACAGGGTTTGTCTGGCTGTCAATTCAGCATGGCTTCATAAACAAGTACATTGCTGCTTTTTATGATTTCGCCTATTTTGGTTATGAATATATAGCTGTAACCCTTACGGCTTTAGAGGTTTTATCATTATTATCGAAAAGGATGTCACCAGATGGTATGGGAGGTCGCTTTTCTGATGTTGTCAGCTTTGTTTACTCTCTATCGCGCGTCGATGCTTCTAAAAGAGTGGAGGTCTAGGAATGAACGCAATAGAGAACGCAACACATCAAGTGAGTGACTTCTTCAAGCATTTAGGGGCACAAGCTGCTGACATTATCCAGCACAGCCCAGGCATTAAGGCCGGAGTTGCTGGCGCTGGTATTGGCGGCGTGACCACTGCATCATCTGTGAGTATGTTTCAGATTATTGGCTTATGTCTCACAGGGACTTCCGTAATGATTGCCGCTGGCTCTCTGTACCTTGGCTACTTGAACTATAAGGAGCGAGTAAGAGAAAATAATCTAAAGCAATTGGAGGATATTAAAGATGAACCCAATGAATAGCCGCACATACAAAATGCACATGATGGCTACGGCCTGCAACTTCCTGATTGCGATCGCTGTTATTATCGCTGCTTCTTTGCTTGGAGATTCTTCAGTATTGAACTCTGTGGTTGTTAACGTACTGGCCCAGCCAGCTATCACTGGTTCTGCTATGTGGTCTAAGACGCGCGACAAGCAAGCCAAGGCGGCACAAGAGAAGGCGGATAAATAATGGCCGTTACAATTACTGTATCCGATGTGCGCGAAGAGTACCCTGATTTATCTGATGGGTTCTCCGACCGCAAAATAACTGCACTGATTGCATTGGTTGATCAGGCTGACACGTGCCTTGACGCAAATAACGTGCCAGATTCACTTCAGGAGTGCGCTAAACTTGCCGGGGTTGCCTTTAACTTCGAGGTTATTACCGAGAGTAACGAAACATCGACACGCAGCGCCAATGGTGACGCAATCACGCTAGATAAAGCAAATAGACGAGGCATTGACAAATACGCGCACGGCTTGTTTTTACAGACTCTTGGCGTAGCTGGCCAGTGTGTCATTGATGTAATGGGCGACCCTGGTGGCGTAAATCTGTTTATCGGCGTATCAGGCCCAACTTACGAAAACCGAGGCCCAATCTATGAGCAGAACCGCAACCAGATTCCATAGAGACAGGCTAACAGTCTGGCCCTTCACTGGAACTACGCCGGGATACAACACTCCTATTTACGGTGCGCCTTTTACTGTGCGCTGCAACTACTCGACAGATAATAAAGCAGCTGTTGACTCCAATGGTGTTGAGTTCATTCCTAAGTTTGTATTCTATGTTACCGCTGACCCTGGACAAATAAAGCGCAATGACCGAGTAATGCTCGGTGTTCATACTGATATGCCTGATCCGGGCAGTGATGCAGAGATTGTGCGAGTCGAGAACGTAAAGCGCGTTCAACGTGGACTGGGCAAGCCTGATGTGACGGTAATGGTCTGATGCCAGTTAAGGGTGTGAATCAGGTAAGAAAAAACCTAACCGGGTTGATTGGAAATATTCGCGGAGACCTTACACGAAAGACCGTCACGGAAATACTGATAACCGGGCAGAACTACGCAGTACTATTAACCCCGGTCGATACCAGTAACTTGGTTAACTCAAGATTCATGGAGATAAAAAACGACTCCAATGGATTCATTGGCCGGGTTGGCTATACCGCTGCTTATGCTGCATACGTGCATGATGGCGGTGAAAAGAACTGGCAGAAGCCGGGCTCTGAATCTGAGTTCCTTAGAAAGGGGTTCGAGCGTGACGGTAAAGAAGCAATACAGCAGATCATAAAAAGGAGCTATAAGGTATGACGGTGCCTCAGCTACCAGTTACAGAATATCTAATGAACTATCTTTCTGACGGTGGGTTCACTGAAGGCTACAAGGTTGATCTTGAGTTTTTTGACGATACAGATCCAGAGCGACCAAACATTACATTGGTTTCCCGTGGCGGCAATACCAACATTGAATTGGGATCGCCTGTTGTAGAAATAACAGTAACAGGAACAAAAGATGGCAATGTATTTGAGCCTCTAAGACACATTGAGGCCATTAAGTCATACCTGATTCCGGCTGCAACCATTAGACAATCTGCAACAACTATGCCAATCTTTCATTTTAATATCGTCGGGGATATAATGCCCTTTAGACAATTTAATGACGGGCGCAAATCATTCGCTTTGAATGTGGAATGCCTAACAACCCGATCAGAGGGAATATAAAATGGCTGCTAATGGCAAAAGTTCAGGCCAGTTGCTTCAGTTGTCTGTATCGTTCGATGACGGTGCAAACTATGAGCGCCTTGGTGCGGTAACAACGAAAAACCGATCACTAACTATCAGCAACACCGATGTTACAGATGATAACTCAAACGGCTGGAATGAGTTCTTAGAGACTCTGCGCAATGAGACAGTAAGCTTTTCTGGCTTTACTGATACTCGAAGCGGTGCGACTCAAGGCCCGTTGATCGATCGACTTGATTTGTTCTCATACAATCCTGGCGCAGAGGGTGACACCGAGTCTAAATTGTATTTGCGTTTAGAGCGCCCTAATTCTTCCGGCGGCGTACTGCGCACCGAGGGCTGCTACCAGATCACATCATGGTCAAATGAGGGTGCTGTGGACGGAGCAATCAGCTACAGCTTCGAGGCTACCAGTAGCGGTACAATTTCAGCGACTAGCGTTTAAGGAGTGAATCATGGCTACAGTAGCAAAAAGTAATTTAGGTCGCGGGGGAGTTGATGCTTTAACTTTCACCACGCTTACTGGTACAGATGATTTTGTTTTTGATCCGCTTCGCACTGAAATTCTGATCATGCAAAACACAACCGGATCTGATGTTACGGTCACTATTGATGGCTCAGGCGGCACTACTGAAAACTGCCCAGGCATTGGCCCCATTGATGTCAGTGGTGGCATTCAG